CGTCACCAAGCATATCTTTGGCCATCTTGAGAAGTTCGAGACGAATCTCGAAGGGGGTCATGTTACTCATAATAATCTCCTTTGTGTGTATGAGTGTTTAAAATGATAGGTTATTCTGTTACGAGGAAACCTACCGAAACCCTAAGCAGCGTTTAGGCTGCTAATGCGAACTTTGAGTCGTTTGCGTTTACTTTTGTTTAGTGTTTACGACAACTCTGTCGGATCGTCCATCTTTGTACTTATTGCCCTGTCGAATCTAGAACAGGCCCATCATAAAGACTCTTCCATGAATTATGTGCTTCAAAATAACTTATCCATACACAATATTCACATCCTTTACCGCAACATGTCGTTGGCGGTATTGGCTCTAAGACCTTATGGTGGACCTGAGGGGATTTGCACCCCTGTCCAGAACTACTTTCGATTAACTTCATACGATCGTTTATTATTTAGGCAACCTAATTCTCAACCGCCCACATATAGATTATACAGCAGAAGCCACTACTAATCCACTCTTCTTTTCGTAAAGGTCCCGAAAGTACATAAGTCGCTTTACATGAGTGTTTCTTCGTTCAACAAACACCTGAGGCTCTTCGTCATCTACAGCAATTGCAACAACGGTTTGAGCAACCGGTATCTTAAACTGTTCTTCAAACATAATAGCATAGGCAGAGCATTGCATAAAATAATTCTCGATATCTTCTTTATTTTTAAGCCGTTTCGCTGTTTTAAAGTCAATAACTGATAGAACTCCATCAAATTCTGCTACACAATCCACTGTACCAGCAATACGCAAATGATCAGAGTACATTCGTAGCTCTTGAGCATATACGTTGTTAATACGATGAAGAGTAGGTTTAAATTTATTAAACAGCTCCTGATCTAAAGGACTCTTGAATGCAGGTACCTTGTTATCAATATATTGCTCACATAAGGTATGAATTCTTGTACCACGACCGGAAGCTGTTTGTGATATTTTATTAGCTACCTCTTCACCAACCCGCTTGCGCCACTCCATAATATAACCTATGTTGTAGGCAGCAAGCACTGTTGTGATAGAAGGATACTTATTACCTTCTGGTGTAACGTAATAACGGGTACCGTTTTCGTTTAGTTGTTGTAGTTTGGGGACTTCACGGTCAAGCTGTACATGATTAAACATATGTTATTTTAATGGTGTCCTGACAAAACTTCAACTGCATGGACGTAATGTTTCTTACGGTCCTCTAATCCAATAGTACCACCGTTAATCTTTTTAGTCATCGTAACAAAATCGTTAGAATCGGCATACTGGTTAAGATTGTTCTTATGCCAGAACCAACATGCAGAGTGAATGGCATAGTACGCATCTAAAAGAATGTCTGGGTTATCGAGTAATGTTTCATCTTGGAACATAAACTTTGAACAATTGCGGTAGTTATCTTTACCGGTCAATTGAAGTAGTCCACGGCCTCTGAACTTCCAACCATCACCAGAAGCTTCAGGGCCATTACCCATCCTACCACCGTAAGACTTGTTAGCAATAGCTTGGGGCTTACCTGCAAACTGTTCTGCGACACCAGCTGGGTAGCGCTGGGGCCATATTCTTGTTAATGTAGCTGCTTTGTAGTTAAGGTTTTCTTCTAGAGTAGAGAAGCCACCTGACTCATGTGCACATTGGGCAATGAATGCAGATACTCTTTCTACAGAAGTAATACCATACTGGGGTAGAGCCTCACACATACTTTCATACCAGTCATCAGGTCCCCCTAATGCACGTGGTAGTAACTCTCTTACATGCTCGACTGTAAAGTCAAAATCAAAACTCATTTAGGTCTCCATATCTTCGTATCTAATCTTAGCCAATATATAGTCTTTAACTAAAGAGCTTCTTACAATATCATCGGCTTCGAATTCTATTTTTGTAAAGGCTGCCATGTGGTATGCAATATCGAAAAACTTCAATATACCACTAACGTCGTTCCTCTTCTTATTTAGGTCTGTTTGTCTATAGTCTCCGCACCAAATAATCTTTGACCTGTAACCAACCCGTGTCATAACAGTATCGATTTCTTCAAACGTCATATTTTGCATTTCATCAACAATAATAATCGCATCGTCAAATGACATACCGCGAATAAAAGATGTTGAAATAAATTCAATATGACCTTGTTCGGCTAACCTATCGTATGCATCTTTTCTATCAAATAGGGTATGACAAATTTGGCGATAGGGCTGTTGATATATATCTAACTTTTCATCAATGTCTCCAGGAAGGTGACCCATCTCTCTAGACTGTACAGCTGATCTAACAATAATTATTTTATTGAATGGATTATTTTTATCTAATACTTCCTCTAGCGCTTTGTATACAGCAATAAACGTTTTACCTGTTCCAGCAACTCCGTGGAGTGCCATAAAGTAATCACCCCTTTTGTAAGCGTCGTAAAATAGTTTTTGATTATCAGTAAGTGGTGTAAATGTTTTAAGATGGTCAATCTTTAATCTAAGCGCGTTTGAAGTCTGGGCTCTCGAACTTGTTTGTCTTTCATCTGTATCGTGAACGATAGCAAGTTTAGCGGCTCTTTTAGTAGACATGTTTCCCCTTTAGAAATAAAAAAAAGGACTACAGTATTACCTGTAATCCTTACACTAGTTTATATAACGAAGATACCCAGATTTATTTTCTGGATAGTTTATCCGCCAAGTTACTTTTATAATTAGCGGCATGAATTTTAGATAGAACTTCATTAAACCCTTGATCTGGTTTTCTGATTCCTAATCTAACAACATCACCCATAGCAGGGGCACCGATGATGGTTTCTAGATTAGGGTTTTCTTTTAGATATTCTTCACGAGAATTCCATGACATAATCTTATCATAAACTTCTTCTGTATCTTTATTGCGAAATGTATATGTTGGCATATTTTTATTTATATAAACCAGGATGGCGTATCCCGGTTTTTCCATGTTGCAAAAGACTTCTTATCACCAATATAGAAGTTACGGTAGCTTTGAATAACATTAGATGCTTTATATTCATCTGGCATAGCTGGTGTAGGGTCAGATAACCAGCCTTTATGTGGAATATTTTCTGGCAATCGACTAAAGCTATCTTTCATTCTTTCAGCAGAATGCTTTTTACTGTAACGGTGAGTATACTCAGATAACATTTCAAGCCATAAGTTATATAACCAGATGTAATGGCTTGAAGATTGTCTTACCCATATACCAGAAGGGTGATTAAAATGAGATGCTTTCCATACTACTTCTTCTCTAGAATCTGGTAGTAACCACCTCTGTATATTACGGTTGTTTTTAGTTTTACCGTAATAAGGCTGACCATCAAGAACTCGATGAGCCGTAGACATTAGCTGACCGTACTCTAGAATCATTTTAACAACATGCTTATCTACATGCTGTTGAGCACATTCAGTCGGGTTGTTGCTCAAATAAAATATGTTCACAGGGATATACCTCAAAAGTTACATTAGGATTATCTGCTAAGACTTTACTTTTAGCAACTTCTATTTCTTCTAACGTAAGGTAAACACCAACATGGGAAGTCTTTTTGATGCGGTTCATTTTATCGCGAACCTGTACTTCTAAATTGTAAACTGTATGCATCTTATTTAATATCACCTAAACTGGTTTCCCCAGTTAGCTGCTCATACATAGTTTCAAATTCTTCGTTTTCAGCTACTTCTTTAGAGAAGTTTTGCTTATGATAAACCTTAGCAAGTTTACGAAACGTTTTTTTACTCATTTCGTATTCATCGCAGATATTATTAATAGCCTCTTTAATAAATTCACGCTCACCTTCAGTACGTGCCATGGACGCTGAAAGCTCATCCATACACTTCTTAATAGCTTTGCGGGCGGCGGGATCGGAAGGCAGACTCATTATATACTCCTTAGTTTCAATTCTTCTTCAAAAGCTTCTTTATATGCAGGGTGCATTCGTGGTACATTATCTAGACAGGCTTGAATATGCTCTGTACTCATATCTTTAAGTAGAATGCGGGTAAGAGGTTGATCACCGTTAACACCATAGGTACCCCACTTAACTACCTCACGTACCTTATCATGCCCATCAGTTGTATAGACACTTAGATCTTCATAAGGCGCGCCATCATGAACATTACGTCTGACGTAGTCTAAGCCCCCGTCTACCATATATTCCTTACCATTTTTATCCAGGTAAGTTTTATAGTCATGTCTATGCAAAGACTCTAGAACAGTACCGTCAGGGGTACGAATTGCATTATATACTAAAGTACTCATTTTATCTTCTCATCTGCGATACTTCGACCGCACTATCATCACTAAAAATAGGTACAAGGTTAGACTTATGCATAGTAGCTACACCTAACATCTTATCACCAGTATACATATGCTTCTTTACCCCAGTAGTAACAGCGCCACTATGACCAGTATCAAGACTAGGGTATCGCACCGTCTCCCGTATAAACGGCTTATAGACAGTACCCGGTAAAGCAATATTACGTACTACAGCCTTCTTCTTTTTAGTCTTACCAGTAGGGTCAATACCATGCTTTTCGCACCAAGCAGCATACTGCTCGCGCTCAGCCTTAGGCTTTTTCTTAGGTTTAACAATAGGTTTAGTATTCAAATAGATCATAATATATTATAACATAATTAGAGAATAAATCAACTCTTACGAGGCTGACGTAACCTTACCTGTTTTACATTATAAAATCTCTCTGGTTCAGGTAAGTCATCACTTACTGACCAAGGACTTGGTTTAGGTTTTTCGAAACGTTTAAGAAACGACACCCAAAGAGATTTTATTCTAAAGGGATAGATTCTTCCTTCTTCTCTGCTTTCTCTTTAACCGGTTTAGGGGTAAGAGCGAGCGGGAACGCTTCCCGCACCATATCTTCTTTTAAGGACTTATACTTTGTATGT